GAATAATCAAAATTTTCAATATCTATTGACTCAGGTATTTCCCAATTCGCTTTATCAGGTAATACTGTTGCTATCATATCATCCATATACTTAATTTCCTTAGCCCCTTCTATAATATATTTAGGACCTCCACTCAATGCCCATTGAGTACCGAATTGATAGATATATGGCATATCTGTATTGTCAGGATGCCAACTAAAATCAAAATTAGTTATATTAAGATTATTAGGAACTACCCAATTATTTGTAGTAGGCAATGCTATTACTTTTTGAAGTTCTATGTACTTTATATCAGATGCACCCTCTACGATGTAAGAGGGGCCGCCTGTCTTTTGCCATTGCGTACCGAATTGATATATGAATGGAGGATCTTTAGGATGCGGCACCCAAGAAAAATCAAAATCAGTTGTATCAATATTTTTAGGTATATTCCATTTATCAAAATCAACAACAGTTATACCAAGCTGGGTGTTAATATATTTTTCTTCATGTGCATTTAAAACATGATACTCGGGACCACCTACTGAATTCCATTGTGTAGGAAATATGTATATATAAGGTGGGTCAGTAGGATCCGGATGCCAACTAAAATCAAACTTATTTTCATCAATAGGTTGAACTATTTTCCAATAACTATGCTTGATGTTTTTGCGTCTTACTGGATTTACATCTCGGCGATAAACGATCGAAGGATTTAAATTATTAGTGTTTACTAACCAAGTACCGCTATCTTTTTGATGTTGACTGGGCCATACATTAATGTGGTTTTCGGTCCATACTTCTTCGTTAGGTAAAAATTCAAAATCAAAATCCCAGTCAAAGTTAGAGTAATCACAAAATTCATTTATAATCCAAAAATGTTCAGTAGTAGCCTGTCTCTTGGCATCACTTAAACTTTTTGCTAATTTTTCTCTAGGATGTACATTGGGTTTCTGCCCATAGTAAAAAACATCTCTAAGCATATGTTACGACATTACTTTCACATTATATAATGCTTCAAATCTGTCAGCATCTTTTCTATTATTAACCATTGGTTCACCTCGTATATTTAATGAGGTATTCAGTAACATTGGACAACCTGTTAGGTCATACCATTTTTCAAGTAGGTCTCTGATTCCGCTTCCATCTTTCGGAACAGTCTGTACCCTACTAGTCCCGTCATAGTGAACGATAGCAGGAAATAACTCAGGATACCTGCAAGTAGCGATTACTTGCATATACCTACTGTTATCCCAATTGTAAGGCATATCGAAGTACTGATCAACCAACTCCTCCAAAATAACTGGAGCAAAGGGTCTAAATTTCTGTCTACGTTTGATCTCATTTACTTTATCCTTGATAGTATCGCCGCGCGGGTCCGCTAGTAAACTACGGTTGCCTAGGGCTCTAGGTCCGAATTCGGCGCGACCACTTGCTACTCCTGCTATTTTATTCTCTAACAACTCATCAAGTAAATGCTTAGTGGGATAATTTCCTATTATATTATGCCCTAAAAAAGCAGTTCGCCAATTTAATTTTTTTCCGTAACCTAAAGCAGCAGCACCTAAACTAGAACCGGCGTCACCGGGATTAGGCATTATCCAAATCTTATCAAAAAAATTACCTAATAATCTATTTGCTAAACAATTTAATGCAACTCCTCCACCATACACTAAATTAGAACTACTACCTAAACTTCTTGCAATAGCCATGACTCTAGTAATTAATTTTTCTACTATTACTTGACTTGAAGCAGCTATATCCATATCAACTGCGTCTGCTAAAAAATCTTCAGGAAGACCTACGTGTAAGTTTTCATTAAAATCTAAATTCTTATAATTACCTATTAAATATTCTTGCATTTCTTGAACATGTATGGGTTTACCATATGCGGACATACCCATTAATATATATTCTTCATCTAAAGGCTTCAATCCTATGTTTGCAGTCATAGCACTGTAAAATAAGCCTATACTATCGGGGTATGATTTACCCCATAGTTTTTTATATTTTGCTATACCATTAATGTCGTATGTTGCATCCCATATACTAATAGTATCAAACTCCCCTATTGCATCAATTACTACAACAGTAGCATCATTAAATGGACTTGTTTGAAATCCTGCAGCAGCATGGCTTAAATGATGATTATGTTTATATACTTTACTGTCACTTAATTCTTTAACTAGTGAATTCTTTATTAATAATTTTGATATATCAAACGACTCACCTGATCTTATTTGTCGTAATAATTTTAGCCAAGGCCTTTCATAATAATGCAATTCTACATCATCATTGATATACATTAATACATCATTAATAATCCCCGATGACAAATTACTATCATGCTTTATACCACTGTATCTTTCACTATGTCCTGCATATAATATATCGCCAGTTTTATCAACCACACTTATTGCAGCATCATGAAATCCAAAACTCATACCTGCATAATTCACTAAATTCTCACTTGTAGATAAAAGGATCGCGTTTACGTAATTCTTTAATTCTCTTGCGATATTTGTATTCTCTTAGTAACTTCTTAAAAAATTTTACAATAAACATTATTTTCTTTCTATAAAATTATATAATTTTTCTGCATATAAACGATGAGGGGTACTATCATGATGAAAATATTTTGCTTTTGGATTTTGGTACCCTAAATTTTTATAATACCAATAGAACGCCTTATCATTATCCATAAAATCCATATATTTATCTCTATCTACGCATCCAATATAAAAGTCAGTGTGTGTATTTTTTGTTACTATTGGCATAGTGCTACACATTATGTAATCAATACCATGTGATTTTAAGAAATATTGTAGTTGTAATATTAAATTAAGAGTTGCTATCTCTAGATATCGTTCGTTTTCTGCTATAAATCTATGGTATTTAGCAATCAGTTCTTTTTCTTCAGGATCATGTCCTGGCCAGCCCATATTAATTCTCCAATAATATCTATTTGATTCAGGATACCATTCCCAATGAGTAGAATTTTGATCATACCAACTAATTCTTTCAGTAGGCACTTCCATGCGTGTTATTTCAGTCCATCCTATCACAACAAATACTTCCATTTGATCAGGATCATACTCTGCACTAAACCATTCTAAGATTGAACGGGCTATTGTAGGATTGGTAGATCCGGGTTCTGCTATATTAACAGGCATATAATTCATTTTTTGAGCAAGTACTCCACCAAATGAATGCAATCTATTGTATTCACCATCTTCATTTCCATCTATCTCAGAACCTGAGGTGTGGCTACACCCAGATATTAACATGATTTTTTTCTTCATTTTTATACCCGTGTTGTCGAATTGATTATGTTTCTAGTAATATTTGTTATTGGAATAGTATGCATTACTTCTTTTTCAGGGAGAATTTCTCTTGCCTTATCGCTTATTCTAACTTCATACTCTTTATAGTTACCCCAGTCACCTGAGCCATGCCAATGCAAATGAAAAGAAAAATCAATTGTTTCATTTAAATATTTTTCTTCGTTTAATAAATCCGCGAAATCTTGCCCACTACGACCCTCAGTAACTGACCACCTAGGTTTAGCAAGTTTTCTAGCACGTTTTACTGTATTACTTTGCATTCTAGAATAATCTTGTGCATAAAATGGACCTTTGCGTCCTTCAGGAGGAGGCAATCGGTCATCATATGGGTTGTCTATTTGATCAAATTTTATTTTAAAATCAGCAGACCATATACCATCATCACTAATTTTAAATTTGTATATAGCATTGAACATGCCGGGTCCGTACTGAGTACCGAACTCTTTTAAATCAATTTCAGGATTGAAGTAAACTTCGGCTTCATAACCTCCTCGCATACGCCATAGTTGTCTAAAGAAAGGCCACATCTCGTTAACGAGTGTGTCTGCAAATGAATTAATATTGGGTTTAATAATATTATAATCGAATTGTTCATATTCAATTTCCCGTTGAGTACTTGTATTATTTAATTTAATTTTATAATGCTCTTTTGCTAATGCAAACCTAATAGGATATCCAATTGGAACGTCGGTACAACCTTTAAAAAAATCCAGTAACATGTGTATCGTTTTAACTCTAATCATTAGATGAGTCCCGCCCATTCTAAAATCATTAGTGATCCAATGTCCTTGATACTTATGCCAACTTAGTTGGAATTTGTCCGGATTCTGTCCCACTATGGTCTCTGGGCCTAAACCATATCCGACTCCGAGACCCATATTATTAACATTATTATTACGCATGCGCCACATGAATGTCATTGTGTCAGCAAAGTCTTGAAAATTTTCTGTTGGGAAACCTACAATCCAATTAGTAGCGCACCATATACCAACTTTTTTACAATCAATAAAATTTTGCTCCATTTCTTTGATGGTAATACCTTTAGCCATGTCGTCTAGTACTTTTTGTGATCCTGATTCACATCCAAAGTTAAACATAACACAACCGCCATCTGCTAAATCTTTTAGATACTCATAATCCATACGTCCGTCACAACGAGCATATCCCGTCCATCGAACTTTTAGGTCTTTTTCTTTTAGTGCTAATGCAAAAGCACGCAATTCTTTGGGGTTACCGTTAATAAGACTATCAATAAACCAAATAATATCAGTACCTTTATTATAATAAAGCCATTCAACTTCTGTTATTAAATCTACTGCTTGACGCTGACGATATTTCCAAAAGTGTGTTTCTTCACAAAAAGTACACTTTGCAGTGCATCCTCTACTAATTTCACTGTTTACCCCGTTAGGAACTTCATACTGACTAAAATCAATTGATTCATAATCAGGCATAGGTAAACCATTAATATTAATTCTTTCTTCTTCCGGTTGTGATAATATACGAGGATATTCTACGTTCTTCTTTTCTTCTATCTCATCCAACAGTACTAGCAAATTATTTTCACCTTCACCAATTACTACGTAATCATAGTACGGATGAATAGCGAACCAACTTTTATGCACATTGGGTCCTCCAACAGCAATTTTAATGTGTGGGGCCCTACGTTTGATTTCTTGACACATCCACTTAGTGGGCTCTTCACTAATATAGTAAACACTGAACCCAACAACATCGGGATTTATTCCTATGATATTATCTACTGCTTCATTTAATATGGGTTCTAATACAGGGTGAATATCTTTTATATATGTATCACCTAACCAATGCCAACTAGAACTAGGATCCCACAATCTAAAAGGAATTTTTTGATTCGGCCACCAATCTTTTTCGAAAGCGTTAAAGGCCTTTACATTAAGATCCATTATATGAGTTTCGTATCCTGCACTTTTTGCTACCCCACTTAGTCTTGCTAAACTAAACGGTGGCATGTATGGACTCCATTCGGGGCAAAGAACTAATATCAGTTTAGTATTTCTTGTTTTATAATTTACATAAACCGGTGTTAGATTTTTTTGTATAGTTGCTTTAGCATAAGGTGCTATTGCTTCCATCATACTACGGTGACGGGCATCAGCAACATCTTCTGTAGGGCGTTGATGAGGCTTTAATTCTTTTACAGCCAAATCTCTTAAATTGAAATCCAATATAAACTCCTGTTAATACTATTTACTTACAGCAACGGTATGATATGTTTTTCTGTGCTGGTACGTAAAAATCTTGACTAATATGATTTAATTATTCAAAATAACTTAGTGCGTGAATTTGTTACATTGACATCTTGTTCAGGAAAATATAAAGGTACATTTTCCTTTATTTTAATTGTTTTTAATATATCGGTCATTTCAATAGCATATTCTTTTGTCTTAGGAGATAAGTTGAATCCTAATTTTTCTAAATAATTATAATATCTAATTGGTGCAGGATGTCCGTCGACAATTATATAATCTCTTCGTAAATCTGTCCAATTTCCATTCAATTCTATCTCATAAAATGAAGGTTTTATTTGAGTAAACATATTTTTATACACAGAAATAATGTCATTTGGTTTTTCACTAGTAATATCACATATTTCTGAATTAGTAACAAAAGGGGAGGCCATCATCGATATACTTGTTGACGATAAATTATTAAGATATTTTATAGTCAAATCTAGTACTGCTGCATCTCTTATAAGATAACCTTTTTCATCTGCAAACTCTTTTACCCAAGATTTTGGATAGATTTGGTTGCTAAATATGTTACCTCCTGTCAGCCATCCTTGGTCACTTACCCATCTATCTTCTCGGCAAAAGGTAGTGAACATAACCATAATTAAATCAGTATCAGTAAACTGGTATCGATTATTGGCTTCTGCTATTCTATATGAAATTAATGTATTTCCGCTGCCAGATCTGCCAAAATTATAAAATTCACTATCAAGCATCTCTTGATGAATTATGTCAGCCCACGTAGGCCACACATAACAAGTAAAACTACAACCAAATGTAAAAAATCTTTTATATTTTTTCCAGTCTAGGTTCATGATAAAATAATTAGTAATATTTTTTCATCATGCTACTCTACCCTAGTAATCCATGATTTACCAAAGTTTCTTCTACGAGCAAAGAATATTTGCTCACAAAATTGCTGTAAACTCATTTCTTTATTTTCAGGAAAATCAAATTCATATTCACAAACTTTATTTAAATCTCTACCTTCTTGTAAATAACCTAATATATCATGATTTAACTTTAGTTTAAAGGGATACGATTTTGCTTTACTATAATTTATTAAAAAACATTGTTGAAATATCATTAAATCTTTTAATAATGATTCTTCTATATTAAATTCTTTTAAAAATTTTTTAATTACATTAAAAATATGTTCATGTTTATCTTCGCTATGTAAATTAATAATTGTACTATGTATTAGATTCCAACCATGAATTTCCATACCTTGAATAGGTACATGATCTATTCTTCCGTGTTTAGCCCAATTACTATAATGTTCTTTTATACGATGTATTTCACTGTTTAACCATTCATCTTTTTTAATAAACTCTAATAACCTATTATAAAACTCTTGATATGATATGCCTTTTTTATATAAAACACGGCTAATATAATTAGTAATTCCATTAATATGAAATGTATTCATGAACCAACTGAATATCTGTGCCTCAATCATTTTATCGTTTGGTAAATCTCTAGTTGATATTACAACTTCAATTCCTTCTTTTAGTTCATGTTCATTGTATGTCCCAACTAGATAATCATAAACTATACGTCCTTCTAGCCTATACATCTTGCGCTGAGACAAATTCATTTCAGCATTTTCAAGCAACTGTGCTTGATAGATAGTGATGCCGGTGTGATTACCTGCTTCAAATAATTTATAAAAATTATTTTTCCAACTGTCTAATGTTTCCCCGGGTAGCCCTAAGATTAATTCCGTATATAATGGAATATTGTATTGTTCACAGAGTTCAAATACTTCTTCGATTTTATTAGTATCTAGGTTTTTGCGTTTGATGATATCCAATACGTTTTCATCCATTGTCTGCACTGACAGGTTAAGACCTAATTTACTACCGCCTTCATAAATTAACTTACGAACAATTTCTACGACTTCACGTTTTTGATTCTTTGCCCAACTGATTGTATATGCTTTTGGATTGTTATATTTCTTTTGAACTTCGATTAGTTTATCAGCAATCATGCTATCACGCTCAGGAAAGATGCCAAAGTTTGCATCAGTTAAACTAACAAAGTCACACTTGTTTCTACCTACCCATTCAAATTCGTCATACACTCTTTCAATACCAAACTTCTTAACTTTGTTATATGTGAGACTTCCCCAATCGCAGAATGTGCAAGCGTAGGGGCATCCGCGATTACTTTCTAATGTTGCATTCCAACGAATCTTTGGAAACTTTTCCATTAATGGCTTGAATACATCTGTTAGATATGGGCTCGGTATTGTATCTAAATCATCGATACGCAGACTGTCGCCGGTATCTATTAGTTTCCCATTATCATTGATTAACAATCCAGGAATATTAGTGTAGTCTTTATCAGTGACATAGTGGTATAGAATTGATTTGAAACTCTTTTCACCCTCAAGTTTAACACAGATGTCAACAAAAGGTAATTTGTCAAAGAAATGAGGATTTTCAATAGGTGGCTCAGGTCCACCCCATATAATAAAGATATCGGGATTTGCTTTCTTTAATTCTCTAGCCAATACGTTGCTGTAACTTCTATTCCAAATGTACACACTGAAACCAACAATATCACTATCTTTCAATGTTTCTATTGCTTCTTCAATGGTGTCTCTGCGCCAAATGAACTCACCTAGTTCATAGTTATCATATATCTCAGGAAATTGTGCAGCATAACTCCACAGTATACCGCAAGAATAGGGCAAATAATATGCGTTAAATTCTTTTGGACCTTGTTGAAAGTTTGGACTAACGAAACTTATTTTCTTTTTAGGCATAACCGCGTAATTTGATAAAGTCTGCAAGTTCCCCACCTATTACTTTATATCCCTCAAGTGTAGGATGGGCACCTTCGCAGTTTGTCAAATATTTAGCGGGCCAGTCAAGTTTATGATAATAAGAATGAAAACCTCCCCAATGATTGGGAGGGATTAATCCATCCATTTCTATTAATTTTTGCACAAATGCAGTATAAGGAGTTGTGTTATGCACATAACAGTCCCAATTAAATTTATCAGCCAAATATCCTGCATTATCATATAAATATTGCACTATACCTTCATTGCGTTGATTAAAAGCATTTGCTACTACAACTTTATATCCATGTGCTTTGGCAAATGTTTGTAATTCTAGTAATGCAAGCATCTGATTACCTGCTACAAATTGTTCAGACCATAATTCTTTGCTATAGCATTCCCAAAATTTGTCACCATCCGCTGAAGTGAAGGGCCACGCGGTTCTCCACTTATAGTGTCTATATTTATTAGTTGAATAAAAATCATCTTCCCCGTCCCAACTATACGGATTTTGTTGAAGCACATCAAACCGTTCAAATCCACTAAGCATTAATACAATTATGCCGGTGCTATTATTCCAATCTATAGTATCACAGAAATATAGTTGTTCTACTGCTGCTTTATTACCTATACCACGGACTCCTAAATTTACCGATTCATACTCAGGAAAATAATCACGACATAATACGTTTACCCAACTGTTTTCATGTTCTATTTTTCGCAGATAATGATCGCTACGCATTCTCACTTGAACTCTACCACCGTGCTCTTTCCATACTTTATCAGGATATCCGCCTTCACCTTGGGTCCAACTACAACCAATGCCTACTATATGTTTTTTCATTTAATATCCTGTTTGTTTGATTTTATTTGATCTTGTATCCAATTATACGTTTTAATCAAACCTAATTCTAAATCTTCATCAGGTACCCAATCAATCATTTGTCTTATTAAAGCATTATCGCTATTACGACCCATTACTCCTACAGGACCTGATATATTTTTTATTTGTACTGTTTTATTGGCCAATCTTGCGATTGTATAAACTAAATCATTTATACTAATCATTTTTGTACTTCCTAAATTCAATGGAAGAGTATAATTACTATTCATTATTCTTTGTATACCTTCAAGACACTCTTCAATAAATAAAAATGAACGTGTTTGTATCCCTGGTCCCCAAACTTCAATAGTATCATTATCTTTAGACATCGCTACTTTACGACACAATGCAGCCGGGGCTTTTTCTTTTCCGTTATTCCAACTACCTCTAGGACCAAATATATTATGAAAACGTGCAATGCGTACATCTAAATTATAGTTTTTTGCATATGTTAAATATAGTCGTTCGCTAAATAATTTTTCCCAACCATATTCGCTATCTGGCTCAGCCGGATATGCGCTAGTTTCTCTACACAGGGGATTAGTAGGATCTTCTTGATTGTATGCCGGATACATACACGCACTGCTAGAATAAAATACTTTTTTTACTTTATTTTTTACCATAGTGTCTAATATATTTAAATTTATCTGACAACTATTGTGCATGATATCGGCATCATGATCACCAGTGAAGATGTATCCGGCACCACCCATATCGGCTGCCAATTGATAAATTTCATCAATATTTGATGTAATCAAATTTTTTACATTCTCTTGTGAGCGGAGATCCATTAAATAAAATTCATCTGCTACAGTTTGACTATATAAAGGAAGATGCAAGTCCGCAGCAATAACATAATTACCTTGATCTTTTAATTTTTCTATCAAGTGAGTTCCTATGAACCCACCTCCCCCGCATACAAGAATTTTTTTCATTAGTGGCCTTTATCAATTATCAGTTGTCTTATTTTATCTGCAACTACAATAGATTGTCTTTTTTTCAGAATTTCATAATTATGATCTAAAATAGGTTTTACTTTTTTTCTAAAGTCCACAATCTGTTCTTTATTCCAAGATCCTATATATTTGAATACATCAAATATAGCATTCATTCTTTGTTTTGGGTCTGTCATATTATCGTAATTTTCATCCCAAAACTCATTAAATGTTTTAAATCCCATATCCCTAAATGCTTGTAAAGTTTTAGGCGCGCCTACAACTATAAACGGATGCTTTTCTTTGCTAGGTTTAAATGATTTTTCAGTTAAAGTAACTTCTCTTGCATCATAATTTGTCTCAGTTACAATGCTGACTAAACTATTTTGATAGTATGGTCTATTTAAATCCAAGAAATCTTGACACATTTTAGTAGTATCCGTTTCTCCATCAAGGACCAACGGTAATTTATTTTTAAAAGCATGTATATCATCTAAAGAAATACCTATATCATTAGTATAATAACTATTATATTTGCTTTCTATAGTAACATTAATGTTTTCAGGATCTGTGATTCCCATACTCACATAAGACTTATCCAATAAATTCAATTTATGCAATCCTAAGGCTATCGAAATTCTATGATACCTAAATCGTCTATTCCAACTTAAAAACAACTTTTCAGGTACTTTGTCTACATTATATTCAGGAACTTGTGGTTTATAAGCGTCAAAATAGGTAGCGATTGAATCTTGTGATATGGGAAATGAAATAATATTCATTTTTTGTCTGGGGTCTACTATACCTTTAGTGTTGAGCCATTCATTGTAGAGCGAGTTTGCATTCATACACCCAGTCAAATAAATTATTTTTGATAAAGGAATATGATGGAAATCAAAATAAGAGTGCATAGCAGTTAGGTGAAAGTTCTCGACCCATGCTTCGGCCGATGCATCCAATAAGAAATATCCTTTATGTAATCTTACTAAATGTTTTATCTGGTTAGAAGTATATCCGTATTCTAATAAACCGCAATCATTATAAAAATAGGTAAGAAAAGGTATTCTCCATGTTAATGTGAAGGGGTACACAAATGCGGTATTTTGGTCTAAATAAGTAGCCGGACTAAGGTCGTATCCTGATTGATTACAAAATATACCACTCCATATATTGTCTGCCCAAAATTTGTTGCCAAAAACAGTTACATCATCCATAGTACTGCCCAAATTTAATAAATTAGGAATTTCTGTATTAGGGATAGGTCCTTTAGGACCTATCCAATTATACACTATTTTTATAGGACTATAATTGGTACTCATCTTATTTCATTGCCTTTGTGTTATAAAATTTAGGTATGTTGATATCAGTTCCACACATACACATATCTTTGCTACATACAATTTGTTTAGGCATTACTCTAGATATATCATCTAAAATATGTCCTACATAACCCCCCAATCCACAACTAGCCAAACTAACATCACCTACTGGGTTAATAAAAACACAGTCACCTACATCACAATTCCAGCCATTAAAAAAGTTTTCTCCATTAACAATTAATTCATTCGCATTACAAAACTGAGTAGAATTATCAGAATATTTGTTGTAACTAACAGTATTTTCAGTTCTTTTATTCGGTTTAGGTAGTGTGAATTTCATTTCAATATTGTGTGTTTTAAAAAATTCTGTTTTAGCAGGATCTTTATATTGCCATGGTCCAGTAATATGGCTTAGTTCATCATATAAAGGAGTCCATTCAATAAAATAATTTGGCATTATTGTTTTTAAATGTTCAGCGAATTCCACCACTTCCCAAAATCTTTCTTCATGCATGAGTATTTTAGATGAAAGGTAATTTACTTTGTCACAAAGTAGTATTGAGTTATCTTCATATCTTTTTTTGTCTGCAAATTCAATGTGAAAACTAGCAACAATGTCATCGAACAAATGATAGTTCTTTTCCCACCATGCAGTAGGGCGGCTTAGATTTGTATTGACTGCTAGTGTAGACTTAGGCAATGTTTCATGTATCCACTCACATATAGGAATAAAGTTTTCCCATGCTGTAGGTTCGCCACCGCTAAAAAAGAACTTAAAATTCTTATAACCTGCACTACGATAACGATTTACAATTATACCCAAGTTTTCTAAGTATTTGTCTAAGTTACCTTCATTGCGGTTACTGCCTCCCCAATTGCCAGGGTTGCAGTAACTACATTTAAAATTGCAGAAGTTATTTACTTGCCACGTGATGGCAACATAACGCTCTGGTGCTTCAATAGCAATTAGTTTCTTGCCCAATCAAACACCTCTTTAAGTTCGGGTATAATATCTTCTAATTTTTCTTTTCTAAAGTCATCTAATTCTTCGTTAAATTTAATGAACTCTTTGATACCGTTTTTGTTTTCATCACCAACTGTTAGATTATAAATTATCATTTTAAAACCATTATGTATTTCTATGTTATCTTTATAACGATTTTGATATACTCGATATAGTTCTGCCAGTCTGCGTTTTATACTGACAGGCAGTATCATAATGTTAGCATACCATGGATTAGTTGCTAAATTGAAACGCGGACTACTTTTAGTATCAATAAAGCCTTCTTTAACCATATAGTCAAAAAAATCAGGAAAAGTAAATACATTCCATATGCTAATAGTAGGAGTGATTTGAAATTCAGCATGGGGAACTTGTTCTTTTAACAATTTAATGTTATTAACAATACGATCCCAATCGGTGCCTTTTCTGATACATTCTGCTACTTTACCATGAGCATCAAGACTAGCCCAAATTTTTAATTTAGGAAATTTTTTCCAATATTCAATCAAGTCTTTATCTTTATACCCTTTTAGGGTACTAAAGTTAGTTGTATATGTTAATTCGATTGTCTCATTTATTCCGTTTTCAATCCAATAGTCTAGACATTCATAATGCTCAGGAGTAATTACAATTTCTCCACCGGCAAAATAAACTTCAGTTACATCATTCAGATAGGGTTTTAGTTTGTTCATAAAACTCATTTCTTCTGATGCATTAACCACTATCTTTTTTGTGTGAAAGTATTTTTCATAGTTATCTATACCCACACGATCAACAAATTCTTGTGCCCATTGACTTGAGCATCCTGGACCACAACTTCGGCATTTCATATTACAAATGCTACTGAAGCGCAAATCCATGTATTTCATTTCAAAATCAATAAGGCTCCCGTCATCTAGAGTATTTTCGCTAATATATTTTACATACTCAAGACCTTTCCGCTTATTATGAGATTGACGCATTGTCCATGTACCCATAAGTTCAAGGTCATAACAACGCTTACATGCTTCAACTGGTTCATCGTTGATCATTGCTTTGCGTAACTTTTTATAATCGGCAGAGTTCATCATATTAATAATTGACTCATTATCTTTAAGACTGGCTACCGGCATATTGCTATCTGCCACACAGCAAGGAAGAACTCTTCCGTCAGGCCAACTATGAAAATGGACCCATGGCAAAACACAAAAATGTTTACCATGTTTAACTAAACTTTCTACTGTTATCGTGTCCATTAATTACTCCATCAATTCAGATAAACTATTTAATTCAGGAAACACTTTCCAAAAACTTTCATTTCGTATCCTGTCTAATGATTTGGTATGTCCTAAAAACTTAGTTTTAACTTCACTCCAAGTATCACCGTCATTTGCAAAGTTAACAGCATCACGTACTAACCTAGATAAACAAGTTCCATTGCTATCATTCTTATCTGCCCAAGCCAAGGCCTTTTCTTGTGCTAATGGCTTTAATGATTTGGGTAAACTTTTAGCACTATAATACATTGGATGCACAGCGAGATATAAACTATGATACCAATCTTCTCTGCGAACTATGTTTTTATCTTGTAGATATTGATAAAACTCACCAATAGTAAGATAATTGAATATAGAAAATACAGTGTTCATTTGAAAGATAACATAATCTAAATCTCGAAATGTTAGTAGATTACTTTCTACTTTTCCCCAGTCTGTTCCACTACGCAACATTTCTGCTCGTTCGCCATAGTGATCTACACTGCAACTTAATTCAATTCTTTTAAAATGCTTCCATAAGTCAAGTACATCATGATTCTTATATTTTATATTACTTGCATTCGTATTATATCGCAATGTAATATCAGTTCGTCCTTTGCGAATCATTTCTTCTAATATTAAATAATGCTCTTCTGTAATTAACGGTTCTCCACCGGCAAAGTATGCCAAATCTATATACTCTATATGTTCTAATACTTCTTCTAATAATTTTCCGGTATTACTATCAGCATGGATTAATATAGGATGCTTTGGGTCATAATTTTTGTTCATTTCTAGACCCCATTGACTACTAAATTCACTCCCACAGGTTCTACATTTGAAATTACAAATATTACTAAATCTTATATCAAAGTAGCGCATGCGGAATTCTTCTACTGTACCATCCGATTGTGTAGTAGGAACTATTTCGTCAAAATGTTTGCTAAAATGCTCCTTGCTATAATTTCTAAAACTGTGCGGACCTGCTTCTTCATGTTTATAGCAAAAATTACACATTTCATTTTTCTTTTCACTAAGCATATCTAATCTTAATTGTTTCATCTTAGGACTATTAAATGCTTGTTCTAATGTAACTTCTTTTGTATTACCATATGGATTTGTATAGTCATTACTGCAACAAGGATATATATCTCCTTTGGGTGTTACATTTAAATGTATCCATGGAAACATACAAAAAGTTTTACTATCTTTCAGTAAATATTCTTTATTCATTCGATGTCCAATAGTTTTTCTAGTTCTGGAAAAGTTTTTTTAAAATCTTCATTACGTATGGCGTCGATTCGATTAATCTCTTTTTTAAATAGTTCTTTTTGACTATCCCATGTATCATATAAGTTTACCCAATTTATCGAATTTTCTATAGGGGATAATTTTTCGCCAGTGAAGCCATTTTTCATTAATAAAAATTTAGTTTTATTTAAATCATTAAGGCTTTTTGTTTTGTATTCTTTAGGTAAAATATGACAGGACAGATAATCAGGAGAAATCATATTATAAATTGAATAAATTCTATTCTTAGAATTATAGAGATTATTTTTAATTAAATATTCATAAAAATCACTTAGGGTAAGGCAATTGAATACACTAAGAACAGTATTCATATTAAATTCTATATTAGGAATGCTACGTAATATTTTTATATTGCTTTCTACTTTTCCCCAGTCCGTACCATGTCTAATGTATTCTGCTCTTTCTCCATAATGATCTATACTAGCAGAAACCTTTACTCCTTTACTAAAATACTTCCATAGTGAAATTAAATCTTTATTTTTATATTTTAAAGCACTAGCGTTAGTGTTGTAACTTAGAGTAATTTCTTTAGCCACATCTAACCTTATCATTTCTTCTAATATTATATAGTGTTCATCAGTAATGAGAGGTTCTCCGCCTGCAAAATATGCCTCTTTTATATTAGGCACTTGATGTAGAATTTCATTTAATAATCTATTATTATTTTTTGTAAAAACTACTGCATTATCAATATTTTTTAAATCTTCTTGTTCCCATTGACTGCTAAACACTGAATTGCAAGTCCTACACTTAAAATTACAAATATTACTGATACGTATATCAAAATATCTCATTTTGAATTCTTGCAAGGATCCATCTGAATTTGTATTTCTAATAGACTCATCATAAAATTCTGATAATATTTTATTTTTTTGTTGTCTAGAACTTCTTGCTAGTTGTTGTTCATGCATATGACAAACCATACATTCTTCATTCAAAACATTAGACAACATATCCAATCTAAGTTTGTTCATTTCAGGAGAATTTACTATTTCATATATAGATTTAGTTTTAGTATTTCCCATACCGTTTTCAGAGGCACATGATTTTGAAATACAGCATGGCCCACTATTTCCACGAGGAGAAGAATGTACATGGATCCATGGCAGAATGCAAAAAGATTTACTTTCTGTTAAATTAAATTCTTTGTCTAAATTTAGAACGGGTTTAGATGATTCGTTTCTTGACATAATCTATAAAATCCTAACATTTCTGGAAACACAGATAACATATCTGTTTCACGGCGCTCATCCAATTCATTAAACCAATTGTAAAAATCTCTACGACCTTCTATAAGTTTTTCTTCAGGATAAACTGTTTCTGCCATGTAATCAACTACACGCTTAAATTTTTCATACTCAATTGAAGAAAATGCGTCTGATCTTTTATCATTAACATTTTCTCTCATGAAGGTTAATGCTTCGTACATGTAAGGCATGAATTCTTCTTTAGGAAGAATATTCATATCATATTGGATTGGATCTCGCAAATAAGGAGTATCAAATCGTATGCGGTGCTGGGGGTTAACTGGATCATCATACCAGCCATATATTTTACGCCATTCTATAAATTTTTCTAAGAAACTCTTAAATGTAGTTACACTGAAAATATTGAATGTAATCATGAAAGTAATAGGACTGTTTGTATTTTGCAAGTATGTGTGAAAATTCTTTTCCCATACTTCTAAATCAAGTCCAGTGCGAATATATTCTGCTTTAGGACCCCATGTATCCAAACTAGTAAAAAGTTTAAAAGTTCTGATCTTATTTTCATCTGTTAACTTTTTAACTTTATTAGCAAGTCTTTCAATTAATACATTCTTTGTTCCTAGATTACTATTAATGTTAATTTCTAACCATGGCATAGGATCCTGTTCAACTTGATCTAAGAAACGCCAAGTACTACGATGTAATGTAGGCTCTCCGCCGGTGATGCGTATGATGTTCAGTGTCTTACGCATTTCAGGCCACCACTCCCAAAATGCATCAACATACGGATTCTCATCCTCCCGCTGATACAATCTCATCCAATCAATATCGCAACGATGATTCTTAACTGTAGTTACAGGACCATTGTCTTTAATTTCTTTATAAAAACTAGTTGAATATTTTGGGTGGCAATAGCCACATTTGAAATTACATTCATTACCGAAGTTAATTTCTATATACTCTGGATTGATGTTTTGATTCCATGCGCCCATGGCAGTCTGTTCGTATCTTTCTTCTGTAAAGATACTACCGTTACGAATATGTCTATCACTGATATAATCAGGACCCATTGCTTCAATGTTCCAGCAATATTGACAGCCAGTAGGTTTACCACCATCTAGCATTAGTTTTCGTTCTTCTTTTTTCTGCTGCGTGTTGTGCAATGCACTAGGATTATCATAAAGTTCTTCTAGTGGGATTTTATGAGGTTGTGGGTGATAGCAACTGTGTGTCTCACCACTTTGCAAGTACATTGTTACATGGTGCCATTTGGCTAAACAAAAAGTAGGACCTACTTCATTTTCAATCCTGATTTTTATTTCTTTGATTCTTTTTTGTTCGTGATTCTCACTCATTACCAACCTTCAAGGCCTCGAATAATTTCCATCTCTGTAATTAATGGTCCCAAATTATGAAAATTAGAACCGTAGTGACGTTTAAAAAATTTACTTTGCTCAGGATTTAACATACACATAGGCAAACTTAATTTATCAGATAGGCACTCACCTAATTGATCTATTTGATCTAATGGGTCTCTAAATTTATGCTCTTCCCACATACTTATATAATTATCAAACCATTGAACATTATGTGCATTCCAATCAGTTAATAATGTCATATATGTCCCCAGTCTTGCTCCATATATTGCCCACAAACCTTGATCTACATCGCTGCCCACATTATGCCATATGGTCAAATTATTGAGGTTTCTACTTGCTACTGTTTGTTTAAATTCTTCTACACTAGGGACTTCACCGCTATTCAAACACATTTTAACACCTTCACGGAATCCTGCACGCCATGCTTGAAAAGGAGTAAAGTTTGGATATGTCGTTGAATAGCAATCATGCATTGCCCAATATAAATTATCAGCACTATCTAGACAAAAATCAGCAATCCTAGTTGCATCTCCGTCTTTTTGTGCCTCGTGAGTTTTCATATTAGCAACATATGTTTTTGTCCAACTGCTCATTCCACCATTTCCATAACGCAATCCATTAACTGCATTGACCGCTTTCCAACGAAATTGCGCTAGTTTATATTTAGGGTCCTTATTGCTAAAATCTAGTTGCAGGTTAAAGAAACTTTCGGTTGGCATATTATCGCCGTCAATAAGAATAAATCTTTCTGTATCGCTTATTTCGCCGGCCGCTTTATGTGCAGCATCACTGCCCTTTACACCGTCAACTCTTTTAGCCCATGGTACCATATTCTTGATCTTAAGCCAAAATTCTTCTTTCTGTGGTTCGTCATAACTCAGATATACGATATCCAAATCAGCAATATCAATAATATCACTTGAGTTCATATGTATTCAATTTCCATTTGATGGTACCTTCGTCATCTGTGCTGATCACACTTACATCAGCATCTTCGCATAGTTGACCTTCTAGTGAAGCAGTAGGCATCAGTTTAGAAACCACAAAATGTGTTTGCACTGTAGAAATTTTTCCGTCTATTATGCGAACATCGGGTCTGGCTTGAGCATACGTATTAGCATCAATTATGATGTAAGAACCTTCAGGTTTTTCACATGTATAACAAATAACTTTTCCAGTATCCTTTTCATAGTATAATCGAAACTCAGGAGCGATTATCTCAGGTGCTTCCCAAGCAATAAAATTATCTTCTTTATTGTCCATATGAATTCGTTATTTTATTAGAAAAATGTTTTATATGATAATGAAATGGATAATGTTGTGGACATGAATTTATCCTCAACGTATGCGGTAGAATTTCATAAATCAGAGTGTCAGTCCAATCTTCAGTAGGTAAATGATTAATTAATCTCTTCATATGAACCATACTCATTTCTGTAAAATTAGGTAATGTACAATTCTCTTTACCTATAATATGAGCAGCAATTGCGTACACCCAATCAGTAGTGACCTCTTCATATGGATTACACTTTAGTAACGCTCTAAATTCAGACCAATTTTCAAATATATTTTTTACTATATCAAAAAACTTTTTTGCCGTAGTTGATTTTCTGAAATAAGTGATTGCATTATATGTATTGGGTAATTTATTATCATCAATAAATTTACGATAGGCTCTACTATACGAAATTTCTTGTTTAAAGTCGCGTATTGTAGTAGATATAACTAAATCTCTGTATTTTAACACTTCCCACCAATGTTCTATTGATCTAGGAATATATAGATCCGCTTCTAACTTTATAGTATATTCATAAGGACTAGCATCATATACTTGCCAATCATTGATTAGTTTCCAATTTCCATTTAAGTCTTGATCACCATATGGTAGAGAAATAATACTATCATATATTTCATTGTTTTTTATTTCGTTATCAGTAATTATAGAAATTTTTGCTTCGGGCATAGATTTTCTAATACTTAGTGCTAACGCATATGCACAATCCTGATATACAGTAGAATTATGCACATCTTGTGCAATTATGACAAATCCTTTATTCAATTTATCAACTCCACAAAGTTTTCTTTAGACATTACGTGAAAATCTATATCTTTGATTGTTATATATTCTTTCTTAATTTTTCCTCGTTGCCAATTATCAAATAACACTGTATATTCGTTATTGAATTCTGTGCCACTATTTGCATATACCTTAGTATTTTTTCCTACATGTAATAAATTCCACGGAATTATATCGGTAGCAGATAAAATATGACCATTGGCAATTCGTAATGCAAGTGTCAGTGCATAGTCATTTCTATACACATTAGTTATGAAACTATGAATATTAGCGTAATGAGAATAATTTTTTTGAACCATTTCTAAACATTCAAAAATATGTTTAGTTCTTTTAGTTTTTTTAAAAGTCATCACGGTAGCCCATAATGTTTTAAAACTATACGAACTTAATATTTCCTGAGGAGCTTTTGGATACATAAAAAATGATGTAGTATCATGGCAACAAAAATCAATATATGTGTCAAAAGTTTTTAATAAGGAATTACTGTTTACTACATAATCAGTATCTAATACTATAGTTTCATCATAAGGAGTCAAGTCAAATGCTTGATATCTTCCCTTATTAATCCATATTTTGTTTTCTCTTATATTACTTTTATCGGGTTCAACTAATATGATTTTATCAAAATTATATATTATTTTATTTGGTATACTATTTTCATCAGTAACTATAGTAACAGGTAAATCTAAATAGTGATTTATTCTTTTAGCAGCAAATTCTGCCATATTATAATAATTGAAACTTTCAGAATTAAATGCAAAAAGTAATGCGCCTTTGCTCATCTTTTTTTCTCTAACTCAGTCCATTCTTCATGCCACTCTTGCATGACTTTATCATATATTTCTATTAATTTAGTTAATAGATCTTTTCTATCCACTTTTATAGGATTTTCAAAAGTATCTAAAAGAATTGCATCATCTGTTGTTATACTATTTAAAAAATTAATTGTTTCAAGGTTTACCTTCCAAAGGCCGCCCTGATCTGCTAAAATAAGACGAATTTCGTATTTTTCTTTAAGATAGGCTCTTGCTGCATTATGATTAAATCTGGCCCGTGCCTCATTAATTAATATTTTTGTATCCATCATTACTCCTTGCGAGTATTTAGATGGATATAGTTAGTTAATTAAAAAAAATTATGAACCTGATGCGGTTCCGGATAAAGTTATTGCACCCCAAGTGTTACTTATATAGGTAGTAGCAGGAGGTCTTACGGTTAATGTAGTTGCTGAGTTGGCAGCTGCTACTAGTCCATCCGGGACTTCATCCCAAATAGTATACACTGTTATTACTGATCCAGTATCCCCATTGCTACCTTGAGTTCCGTTAGATTTTACTATAACTCTTATGAACGTACTTAAGTATCCTGCCGGACCTGTACTTGCAGTTTGAGTAAACACTGTAGCATTTGCAGTAGTAAGTGCATAATATCCTGTATTTTGAGATATAGTAGGTGCATTTCCACCGCCACCTATCTTGGTTACTCCATTATATGAAGTGCTAGCAATAGTAGCAGTACCTGAACTAGGAGCACTAAGTACTACGGTGCCTATGTTTGAAGCCAAATTATTTAATAATAGATTGATCCCGGTGCCACCAGGATGAGAGCAAGTTATTGCCAATTGCCCACCAGAATTGAAGAAATATCTGGCTGCATCACCATTAGCAAATGTTGCGGTATGAGTGAAAGTGATTGCTGAACTCCAAGTAGTAGCATACGTCGCAGTATTAGATGTTGTAGAACCTTGTGCTATTGCATTAAGTCTACTATTATAAATTGATGTAAGATTTGTAGAAATAGAAGATACATATGTTACTATGTTTCCGGCAGTAGGAGTACTTACACTTGAAATACTAGTTCCTTGATGAGATGCAGAATTTGAGGTTGATGTAACTAAATTTGCCCAATCACTGGCAGTTACAGTAGTACCAACAGTGACGGTTGGTACTGCTGTTTGTCCATAACCTGCAGTAGTTCCACCTACAGACCAAACAGTGTTTAAAACACCACTGGATGTGTTTGGACTAGTACCAACGTAATTGTTGAAATCAGTAGCTTCTATTAGACCATATTGTGCATAACTCATTTTTTTTCCTTATCGTATTATCACGATTGCTTCAACTGTACCTTCTCCTGTCGAAGTTTTATTTTCAAGAGATCTGCCTATAGTATTAAATGCATTAGCCTCATTACTTTTTGCCGCACGTGCTATTCCATTACCAGCACTCACTAAACGCTGACCTTTAACTACCTTTCCTATAACTTTTACCTGTACTCTACCTGATACTGCCACAGCTGGATGTGTAGTGTCTGATCCTGCTCCGGCATTCATAACATAGCCCGCTGTATTTGATATGACCCCAAATACATCTTCACTTAATTCATATTTTACTGCTGTTATTTCTTTGTCCCCTCCCAACTCAACTACGGTACCAGGATCATATGTATCATCTGCTGCGAATCTTTCTGCTAAGTCAGCGTATGTGGCGTTTAATTTAGATCCTGCTGATAATGTCCAATTTCCAGTAATTGTTCCTGGAGTAGTATTGGCACCGGTTGTAAGAGTGGTAGCCTGAGTCCTGACAGTTAGTATATTTCCACTATACACCGGAAGATAACTGGCAACATTACTATTACTGTATGTTCCTGCAAAACTTATAGGATCTCCATTAGCATACATGTATTTGTCCGTTTTAATGCCATATGTGTTTCCTGAGTTGTTAATATAGATATTTCCTTGATTATAAACAATAGCATTTCCACTTACGTCACCATTCGCAGTCCATCCCCCTGTTAATGTGCCTGCAGTTGTAGCAGCACCAGTTGTTATTACGGTAGTTCTTAATGTTCCTATATTAGCAGTAGTAATATTAGCATCTGCTATGTTTGCATTTGCAGATATAGTTAGGTAACTAAAACTTGCTGCATTCGCAGTAATATTGTTAACCGCAGAAAGATTATTTGCTTGCACATTGCCAGTAACAGTTACCGCACCGAACGTAGTAGTTCCGCCTGAAGCAGTAGAGGTTAGTGTTAGCCAAGCTGCTGCATTAGTTTCCCCATCTACTGGACAAACCTTTATAGTACTAGAGTTAGTGTCGAACCAAAGTTGACCTGCTAACGGATTTGGTGGAGGAGTAGTATCAGCAAAATTTTCTAACTGATGAACAAAATTAGTGTCTAGTGCTTGACCATAACCAGCGTAATTTCTACCCGGTAACCCAATTGATGTTGCTGTTGTGTTGATTGTTCCGTCTGGGACTGTAGTTAATACTGTTCCATTACTTTTAACAATAGTATACGCCATTTTTAAATTACTCCGCTATTTTATATTTATCTTATATAGTTACCAAATTAGTCAACGCCTGTATTCTCACAGTGTAGTCAATTTGAATTTGTCTGTTAAGTGACTTTTGAACTGGGTGAAAGATCACATGTGTTAAAAGTCTAGTTATTACATCGCCGTTATTATCAGTGCCATAGTTTGCCAATAATCCCAATTCATCAAAAACATAGGAACCATCAGTTTGTGTACTGTTATCAAATGCTCCTTGACCTGCAGGCTCACCGTAATCCAACAAACATTGAACTAATATATCAGTATACACTTTACCAGTAGTATGAGAAACTGTCATTTTATTGCGTGTTGGGTCTAAATTAAATACACTGGTATCATCGACTATTTTAGCATATGTTTGATTATACAATGCTGCATTTTGTCCGGTTGTGTTAGGAGGAAGGTATGTTATAACTCCAGTAGCATCTACACTTGCACCTCCGTTACCAAAAGCCATTTGATAAATTTCCCCGTAACCGCGACTGCTCAAAGTGTCAGCAATTGCTTCCGACATATTTTCATAGTTGATAGCATTATGTTTGTCCACGAAAATTTCCCCATTATTAGGGTCGTAGACTTTCAAAAAGCCTTCAATTTTATATGTTATAGTGATGCCCGACATTTAATTATCACCTCTTTTTTGAACTAAAATTTCTTTAGTATTGGGGTCATAAATCTTTATACTGGAAGAAAAATAGAACCCGCCGTTTTCGTTAGGTGACTTGTTTTCATCTTCAGATTTATTATCATGTACTTTATTACTCATAATATTTATTTATCTTTTAATTTATATCGCCTCGTAAGAAAATCGCAGAAGCAGTAGTACTTATTTGTAATGGATCTCCTTCTGCTGTATTATATGTATTTGAATTCCATGTTTTATAATAATCAGCAGGAGGCATTTCATTATCGGATAATAACCCAAATATCTCAGTATACAACGGTATATACGAATTTTCTCCAGTACCATTTACACCTCGAGTCAACCCTGATATCGTATTGTTTGTTAAATCAACAGTATTAAATTTGATCTGTTCACCGTTAATATATACTAGGTTACCTTCTAGAACAGTTATAGTTAACACATCTCCTGTGGTTAAACTTCCTCCTGCTAGTAGTTTTAATACAGGAGCAATACTTTGTATTACTATCTGATATTGAGATGAAGAAATATATTGACCAGTGGTATTATTATAGACTTTTACGTCAGATATAATTCTTTTATCTGCGGTAAGTCCTATATAATAATAACCATCTACGACTACAGGAACAGTATTATTTTGTACTTTTACATTAGTTACTCTAGTAACATCAGAAACAAAAATCGTAGAATCTGTGCTTAACACTGGTTGAGTTACCCAAGTTCTTGTCTGAGTATTTGCTCTATATACCACACTTTGATCATATTTATTGATGTTCAACAAATAAATTTCTTCGTTCGGGGTTGCTGATGGCATCATACTGGTTATTATTACTTCATCAGTTGTGCCGATTTCCACTAGAATACTTATTTCATTATTATTGTTAATTCTTAATGAACTTGAAGGTACTCTATAACCTTGTACTGTTACCCAAAGCCTATCAGTGTAATCTTGTTCCCATTGTGTAATATTCATAGAGCCCGTGTCGTTTGATAATACAAATGCATCACCGTATCTTGTTTCTGAAATACTAAAAGTAGTAGCACTTATAATTTCTTTTATATAATATTGCGAATTTAATACTACTCCGCCCAAAGACGTTCCGGTAAAGATTACCGGAGTTCCGGGAACTAATACATCGGTGTCTGCAACAGTTAAATAATTTCCTAATATTGGATCAGTTGTGGTCTGTGTGACTATGGTAGTCACTAACACGTAGGAATCAGATTCCCAAATATATCCATTACCTATATAGGATGATATTAACGTTATTGGATAGTTTACTGCATTTAATGCAGGATTATACGAAGCACTATATAAATCTACTTGTGTAGTGTTTAATACATGAACGTAATATGTATTATTATTTAACTGAATAGATCCTTCTACCCCGTCAATTCTAACTAAATCGTTAGTAGTCAGATTATGAGGGTTAGCAGTAGTTATTCTAACTGCCGGTAACCCGCCCGCATATGCAACCAATGAGCCTGCCGCAGTTGTTAATGCAAATTCAGATCCGGCCGGAGTTGCTGATATAGTAAATTGGGTAGAGTTAATAACCTGTCGTATATAATAAACGGTTCCATTTACTTGTATGTTACCTAATGCCGATGCACCCTTAAATATTATAGTTTGCCCAGAAGCCATTCCTGTAGTACTACTACAGGTCACATAATTGGTTCCTGTAGTAGTGTTAGTCACTAATACTATAGTAGAATACGGGGATATTGAATTATCTATACCTACGATAGACGATACTGTTTTACCGGTTATACCGTATTGAGTATTAAAATATTGCCTATCTGTCGAATTATACGTTGTAACAGCAATAGTATCATTAATAGCAGGAGCCGAAGTGAAAGTTATTTCATTAAATACTGAACTTATAGAATACTGACTTTGATCCAAACGTAGTCCATTTAATTCTACTACTGCATTTATAGGATTAGCATCCCCTACAAAATTATCTAAACTGAATGGACCTATTGTGCCGTCACCGACTATTGTTTGAATCTCCGGGATACTATATTCATATTGGAACGGAGTTGTTTCTCCGAACAAACTGTATACTATATAATCGGTATCACTATTATAATCGGTTCTTGAAAAAATAATCTTTGCAGTAATGCCGTTGGGTGAAATTCCAAATGCATAATCATTTGTTATGAACTCTGCACCTCCGGTAGCATTCGTTAATGTAATTACAGCGCCTCCAGGAGTAGCAGATACGGTGAATTCATTATCATCAACAATTGATTTAATGTAATAGGTAGTCTGCGGTAATAAAACTCCCCCAAACATAGTATTACTGAATGTCACTGGTTCATTTAATATCATACCTGAAGTTGTGTTAGTGACTATTGAATTACTAGAAGTTTTAGTTCTAGTTACAGTGCTAGTAGTTCCTAACAACAACTTATTACCGTTATGATATATTATAGGTGTAGACCAAGTTGCTCCGTATCCTATTTTAATGATTACATTCATGTTACCTGAGCCATTTGTTAATGCTAAGGTAGGACCTGCAGTTCCTGTGCCTAGATTTATAGTGGTAGATATTGTAATTCTATTAGTAATATAACTTATAGTTTTTACATAATACGTGGTATCTTCTAACACTCCCCCAAATGTAGAACCTTGGAATCTTATTGGATCATTTAGTATAAAATCATTAACATTTTCACATGTTATTGAATTAGAAACGCTATCTGTTTCTGTTGCTAAGACATCTACTGCATATGTTGTAGGTCTAATTATACCTGAGCCAGAATAAATTTCACCCGTATAGTTACAGTTGACATAAATTTCATTCCACCCGGTCGTATCGTTTGTTCTAATAGGATCCGTTTTTGTACTTGCTTTAACTAATTGATTACCATTGCCCACTTCATAAACATCTATTCTCAGACGATCGGTTATCGGGGAATATTGAAGTGGATTATTTAGTGTAATTGTATTGTTTATCCAATCTGTAGTATAATCGGTACTATACAACGAATAACTTAAGCCTGATGATCCGTCAATCACAAAAACTGATATTTTTGCAGGACTCTGTACATTATATAAATTACCTACAGCAAAACTATACACAGTTTGTGTCCCGGATTCAGGGACCAATTCTAATGAAACTACATTGTAACCTACATGTTGATACACTGTCTCGTCCCAATTAGTTCCGGGTCTAGTAATAACTGTGATAGTAGTATTATCAGTTACGTTACCTGGTACTAATTCTTCCGGTCCATATCCAAATGTAAATTCATTTCCTTGAACATCATACAACGTAGGTTCCTGTGAAAACACTGATGAACTTAGCCATGTAATTCCATTATCAATACTACTTAAAATAATATTATTATCACCACAAACTATCCATAAATTATCTGTGGTCGTTGCTGTACCATTACCTATTCCTATTCCTGTAGCCAAAAATGTGATTCCTACAGTATTTGAAGATGCACCTATTAAAGTAAAATCTGTGTTTCCTATTGTCAATATAGTATATGATTTGCCAATAACAAAACTACCAGCAGTTATTGTTGCAAATGTATAATTTACCCCATTCAAATTCTCAATAGTACCTGAATTTCTGACTGTCCAAGTATATCCATCTGATGAAGATTTTATTAAACCTAAATCGCCTACAGCAATATACACGCCATTGTCAAAATAAACATCTCGTAATGTAGAAGTTCTAGGCGAAAACATGAAAGTAGTTGTTATTGGATTAATATCAGTTATAGATATCGTTGCACCACCTATAGTAGCACTTAATGTAATTTGAGTAGATGTTACTATTGTTTTTACATAGTAAGATGTACCTGCAGTGAATACATTGAAACTTTGGCTAAATTTTATTTCACTATTAACACTAAAACCTGAGGTATTGGTTACAATTATTTGATTTAGTGTTTGATTGACACTTAGTACCTCAACTTCGTTAATACCTAACCATTGTGTTCCATTATTTGAGATGTAGATTATTCCTTCTTCCCCTACTGCTACTATATCAGAGCCATTATCAGTTACTGAATATAAACCTAAGTTAGATACATATGGAATAGTATTCCATATTATTCCGTCGGTACTGGTGTAAATTAAGTTAATGTCAATTATCTCAGTAAGTCCACTAGAATAATTATATGTTTGTCCCTTGCCGACTGCGACGAACCCAACAAAAGAACTCACTGTTACTCCATCAACACCAAATAATTTATTTTCTAGTCTAGGATCAGTGAATGCTAATCGTTCTCTCCATACATACGTATCATCACTGGATACTATATTATTGCCCACCGCAACATACAAATTATTTCTGTAGGCTACCGAATTAAGATACAATGATGAAACAGTAAGAGCAGTTGAATCATAGTTTTCGCTATCGTATGAACCACTCCCCCATGGAGTAAAATATCCATTCGTAGTCCAAGTAATTCCGTCGTTACTTCTGAATATAGGAGTTGCAGAATTGCTAGAAGTTGCTAAATAATATTCACCTGTGTAAATTAAATCCGTTATTCCTATAGGAGTATTAGTCAATTTACTTATTGACCATTCTACTCCATCAATACTAGATATTATGCTTGAGTACTCAGGAGAGTCTGCACCTGCAAGATAAATTTCTCCGTTCCAAATAATTGAGTTTATGTCGATATTAGTTGGATAAAATTCTTGATCTTGCAAATAAGTATCAATGGGATATTGTAGAGATGGTTGAAAGGGATTACCCAAATATGTGCTATTGGGGTAAGTCACTCCTTCAAACAATTGAGTTAAGTCTTGGCCAGGCATGTTTATGGTAGGAGCATAGTACCCAACGACTCTATCCATAGCGTTTAATCTATTGTCTCCGCTAGTTAGTAACTCCCATTTACCAAAAACAAATTCATCATCATTATTAGAAATGATACAAACATACACTCTATTATTATATTTTACTATGCTTTGATTGAAAATAAAGGGTTCTGGCAATAACATAAATGAACCTAATTTAGCAACAGTGAAATCAGAACTAATAGTAGTAACTACATTAATGTTCGTTCCACCTGGAATATCAGATACTGTTACGTCATTTCCAACGATAGATGTAATATAATATGTTTGCCCTTGAGTTAATGCACCTACTGTAGGAGTAAGATCGCCAGTGAAAACAATAGGATCATTTACTATAAAATTAGAAGCATCCGCAAAAGTTAATTCATCAGTTGATGAATCTAAGCCTGTAACTGTAGTTTCTGTTAGCCCAACATAAGGTAAACCCAATCCGCTTACAGGAACAGTCAATAATGCATCTTGATACAATGCGAATTGAGTAGATGATATTACTTTTACATAATATTTGTTTATGTCGCCGGCCGGCGTTCCGTTTCTAATAAGTTCTATAATCTCACCATTACTATCAACAGTAAGTATTGTCAACGTCAAATCATTCAATGGCGTTGTGCCACCTATTAAATTACCTGGTATAGTTATAACATTATCGATTGCATATCCTTCTCCAGGATCTTTGATTAATACTCTGTACCCACCTAACATATATGATATATCAAATATCGGAGTTATTGTTGGGGTTTGATACCATCTACAATCTTCTACTACAATCATTGTATGTATACCTGACTGTGTTCCTGTAGTAGTAATTAATGCTCCGCCTAACGTGGATGAAATGTTAAATGTAGTTGGTGTTAGTGGTTGTACATAATATATCGTATTTTGTGCCATGCCACTAGGAAGAGCCCCGGTAGTTCTAAAGATTATGGAAGTGTTTACTGCCGGAACTTCGTTTGTAGTAATTACGGCTGGGCCTGCTATGCTGATAGTTACAGTTTGCTGCGTATCACCTGGATCAATAACGGTTCCGCCTGCTGTGGTAGACAGTTTAATATATGGAAGTCCAGTACCAATCATTAACCCGGTCGCATTAGTAACAGTTAAATCAATGCCTCCGGGGGTATTTGTAATAACAAATCTTTGATTATCTACTATAGTTTTTATCCAATATTCTACGTCAATCTCTACTCCTCCCATACCAGATCCTGAAAATGTTATGGGCATATCAATAAATAATTGACTAGTAGATTCGCATGTTAATGTATTTCCAGTAGATGATGTACTTGTTATTGTAACTTGAATTATATCACTATCTACAACATAATATGTTGTACCTGATTGTAAAAAGTCTACTCCCAACGTTACTGATACTTCTAATGGTAGATTATTATATATACCACTCAATAATTGTGCCACTACATCACCCGGATTATAGTTATCCATAGCCACAATATTCACTGAAATAGTAACTGTTCCTGTACCCAATGCAGATTCAGTAGCAGTAAATACTACACCAATAGTATTACTAGATGCTCCAACTAGTGTGAAGTCTGTAGTACCTACTGTTAGAATAGTATATTCTTGTCCTGTAATTAATTGAGTTGCAGGAACCACTCTATCACCTATTAATGCTGCTATCCCCCTATCAATTAATTGAGTATCAGTTCCACTAATGTCTGTATATAATGAGGAAGTTTGATAGAAAGTAAATTGTTGTCCATTAACTTGTCCCGGACTTACTGGAAGATTAACATTTACTACCATAGTATCGGCTGTCTCAGTAACTAACTGAAATACATCCTTTTGACTCGTCAACAATACGGAAGTATTCGATGCAGCCGATACGGTAGACAATGATAATACAGAGCCATTGATTAGAGTAGAAACCTTGAAAGAACTAGTATTGATAATAGCCGAAACGTAATATACCGTGCCGGAAACCAATCCACCGAAATTAGTTACCGAAACTCCTGCATTTATCATATTATTGAAGATAATTGGTTCATTTATTGATAATAAACTCGTAGTACCTTCATCAGTGTCTATAGTTATTACATTACTACCGGAAGTAGTTGACACCACATTAAATTGTTGTGGATTTTTTGTTTTAGACATAGTGAATGTTTCACTGTCTATTATAGTAGTAACATAATATACATCATTTTCTACTATTCCACCAAATACACCGTTTTCAGGTAAAGTATTATTTGTTCCAGTAAAAAATATAGGAATATCTATATAAAATCCTTCAGTACCTCCAGTACCACTAGGATTTAAAGGTACAGTTATTTTATTTGTAACACTTTGAGTAGATGATATATTTCTGATTCCCGGATAATTAACTGTAAGAACTGCGGTATCAGTTATTTGACCAACATAACAATTTAATCCAGGTGCTACAACAGTCCAATTAGAAAGAGTAAATATAGGTGAGCCAGTGGAATTTTGAGATATAGTAAAATCAGTTTGATTAATAATACTATTAACATAATAAACCTGTTCTTCTAACAGTCCACTTGCTCCCACTGCACCGTTAAATTTTATAGGCATACCTATATAAAAGCCATTAGTACCGCCGGACGCATTAGGATTTCCACTTCCATCATCTTGTAGTGTAAACCTTATACTGTCATTACTAGATATCGTGCTATCCACATTTCTAATAAATGAACTGTATGATATTAATCTTTCATTTTGAGCATTATTAATTTCAAAAGATATTCCCTGAGCACTTGCTAATATTTCTGATATAGGAGGTTGAGTAGCAAATAATGTTATTGATGAACTTGCCACAGATTCCCTATTGTTTAATTCTCCTGCATAATAAGAACCATAGTATAAACCAGTTTTCCAATCTATTATCTGCGAATCGTATGTGGTTCTATCAAATTTTAAAGAAATATTATTTTCACGTACAGGAGTAGAAGTAGATATTGCTGTTGCTTTAGCGCCTAAACTTATATAATGAAGTGATCCTGTACCGGCAGTGTATAAAACAACACGATCATGATCATTAATCGCATTAAAATAATTAGTATAAAATCCTATCACAACTGACGGTACAGTTTCTAATACATTTATATAATACCATTGTCCTTCTTTAAGACCAATAATGTTAGTAGAATTTGATCCTACACTATATTGAATTAAGTCTCCTGTTTGTAATACGGGTGCAAATAACTCTACTGTACTAGAAGATAAATTGACACTTGAACTAGCAAAAGTAAGTACAATTGATGGTTCGATTATAATTTGGGGCAACACCGCATATCCTGCACCTGCATCAATTACATTTACACTTATCATAGAATCCGAACTCATTACTGCTTCTAATTGAGCCGGTCTACTAGGAATAGGATACATTGATGTATCAATATATGCCGTAACTTTAGGAGGTTCTATGTACGCTCTTCCGCTGTCTAATACAATTACGGGAGGCAAATCAGTATATATAGGTGTATTTGGTATATGGGTAGCCACTGATGTTTGATTTACCCCCCTTGTAATTTCAGAAATAATATTTAACGCACGGTCAACTGAGGCGTAGGCAATCAATTCGTCATCTATTTTTATAATACCAGTAACTGGAAATCCTTGTGCATTATCAACAATAAAACTTGTTGAATTCAGTGCAATATAAGATGCTAGTGTAGTAAGTAGTACATCTATTTCGCCGGTTAACGATAATCCATAATTTTGTTTCCATTCTCTATACTCAGGTTCTTCCCATATAGGATCATTTGGTAAATACTGACCGTCATCATTAGCATTACTGTATACTATTTCAGGAGTTACGAACTTTCCTAAAGAAGAATTATACTTTGCTGGTAAATCAAAATCTGTTAAATTACCACTAAACATTTCAGTTTTTGTGTATTTAAGTAAAAACTCTTTAATCAATACATGATATGGTTTTACTTCATTTATATATCCAAAAAGAAAGTTTTGATTATCTTCTTGATATACCTCAATAGGTCTAAGTTCTCTAATGGTATGAGAAACGTCAATGAATGAAGTTTTATTCAACCACGGAAGATAATTTTGATTCTCAGACGTTTCACTTTGAATATATTTAAATAATAATATTAAACTCTGATTTCTATATATCAATAGTTCATTAGTATAAATTTCTTCATTTAGTGCTCTTATTATATTACGAGTCTCTTCACTTGGATAAGTATCATATAAGTCAGTATCAAAAAAGTTGTCACCATACCCTAATCTACTGGATTCATAATCCCACAATGATGATTTGAAATTTATTGTTCCGTTTGTTAATCCTATCCTAGTCCAAATTCCATCACCTTCGAAAATATATGTTTCTTGATTTCCATTGTCATTAGCAGAAACACTAACTATAGTACCTATTGGCACATTTAATGTAGAGAGTGATGCATATATAGGAACTTGTAAAGATGCCTTTGTTGTATTATTGTAACCAAAAGCCCACCAATTTACATATTCCCAATAACTTGAAGTGTTAAAAAATACTCCTGTAGAATTTAAAAAAGATGCTTGTCTTATTTCAGTTATAGGGTATTTGCTTAGTATATTATTAGCGTACTGTAAATAATTTTTTAATGCAGTGAATCTATTGTAGAAAAAACTTTGTCTAGGTCTAGATAACACTCCTGATTGAACTACTTTGGGTAAATAGGGGTTCGGTACTACGGATCCGCTGACAGTAACTCCTGATAAACTATCTAATAACTTACTGTAAAGATTCTCGGGAATACTGTTATTTAGTAATGGTATTCCTGGTAAAAAGTCATCAGGATTTCCGTCTCTAATTAAATTAAATTCAGAATGAGAGGGAGTATTAGTGTCTCCTGTTTTATAACCAATGTGCAAGACAGTATTGTTTGCATCAAAATAACTATCACAATTATACAGTCCATAAACACTAGACATTAATGGTGCGAAATAACTTATTCCAGACGCCTTAGGAGAAAGTATATAATCTGAAATTACAGAATCAGCTAGTGTTTTGTTTCTATTCGAAAAAATAATATTAGTATTTCTTGCCCAAAAATAATAAACAGGAACTAATGCATCTGAAGAATCTAAAACTAGTTGAATAGAGTACAAATTAACATCATATGGTATGCCTGGACCAGTATACTGACTAGGTGCCACGGTACTAGAAATCCAGCTGTAAACTGCAACATCGCTACCTGGAAATAGAGTTCCCCAATATTGAGAATTATAATTAACATCATTGTTTTGATGATAGTTTACATATCTCATATTTTTAGTGTTTAACCAAATTTGACCTAAATTGTTTTCAGTCCAAATAATTCCTTTAGGTAAACTCTCTGAATTATTATATTGCGCCGGATCTACATTTGAAATAAAATCTATATTTTCTCTAGCAGCACCTAATATTTTTCCTTGCAAAGGATCAATATAATCTAAAGAAACCATAGTTACATTTGTCTCTGCATTAAACAATTGTATATTAAAAATTTTGTCTATATCCACTACATCACTTGAATAGCGATATATAGACCAATCTCTTACATTCAACGAATTAAAATATATAGTAGCGGATCCTGCATAATTTGTTCCCGATGTAGATCCTATGTCATTCGGAGTACCCACTATAACTGAATATCCATTAAAATCTAATGCTGTGCCGTATCTAGGCTGATTGGATGTTGTTATATCTGAAGTTTGATCATATGTGTTAAATGGTGTGTATGCTAAATTCGGAGAGTTTACACTTTGTGCATATATGAATTTACCAGGATTATTTATATTTGCATTAAATTCTGCCAAATAATCAAACATATAAACTGCACCAAAATTCTCAGATTCATCTACCCAACATGTAGCATTGTTGTCAAATATAGTATCATTATCTTGATTTTCATCATCTATAAAATCAAAAGTAGTAGCAGAATATCTAGTACCTACAGGAGCACTTGCAACAAAACTATCATATTGATTAAATTTAACTACTGTACCAAATTGTGTTGGTCCATACTTATGTGGGCACATAATATCTTGGGTGTTTACATATAAAGTCAATCCTAATTCTTGTATTGTAGTGATAGAATCAAAATTTAAAAATAGTTTTTGATTTATTGGAGCAAGATCATTATTAATTAATGATATTGTTAGTTTTCCTGCATCACTTGATGCGGTTATGTTTGTTATATTTGCATTTCTGATAGTTGTCGCTACGGATTCTGCATTACCAGAGTCAAGTGTAACTAGATACCCATTTATTAAAATTTTTCTAGTTGTAGTTATGGTACAATCGGTAGTTCCGGTTATTGTACCAAATTTTGCACCAACATTAGTAAATCTATAAACTACTCCTTCTTGTACTTGAGAATTCAGCTGAAATGGGGCCCCTACTAATATCTCGCTAGCATGTGTATTTGTATCTAAACTTAATCCAAACTGTGCCCCTATCTGCGGAGATTCAGCGGTAGTTAATGTTTGAGTTCTTACAATTTCATATCCGCTTACAGTGATAATGTCGCCGGGTATAACACTACCTAAATATACTAACGTATTACTAACCGCCGCGTAATTATTATCTTGAACCAGTGTACCGTTTTTAAATACGTTCAATTGCTCAGTTTGTATATAAGCATTGGCGTTTGATATACCACTAGCAGTAATAATTGAAACATCTACGATACTTTCCCTAGTTTCTTTAATAGTAATATCATATCCCGATATGCTAGAAACATAGTAAATGTTGTTCGTGATTATGTCAGTTCCAGTAAAGCCTGAGCCCGAAAACATTATGGGTTTATTTATATCTTCTACTGCATCTAGTGCAACAGTAATAGTAATTACATTTCCCACTGAGTTAGTATCGGTCACCGCACCGGATAAACTAGTAGGAGTCCAAATTAGAGGATATGTTGCAGGTACAATACTATTTTGTACTTCTATATTTTGCTCTATGCGACTGAATATATAAGCAGATCCCCAATTTGATATTCCGTTAATATCTTTGTTTGGTGCACCAATTACTATACAATCTCCGTCATAATCTGTAGACAATGAGTAACCGAAATTATCACCTGCTGTAGTTAAGCCTAATGCATCACCATCAATTGATGTTACATTTCTATAGGTATAGTTAATACACACTCCGGTGCCTGATCCTATTCCAGTAGCAATGAAAATAGTTCCTACTACATTAGAAGTAGAACCGATTGAAGTAAAATCAGTAGTTCCTACTTCAGTGATAATATAAGTATCACCTATAGTTAAATATCCTGCAGAGGTTATGACAGTTGATCTCAGGTAAACATGTATTATATTGTTATCAATATCTGATATATATATCCAATTTTGATCACCTGATATTGCTATAGATGTTCCCCAAGTAGTAGCACCGGTTGGAAAACTTATAGTTTGCACTAAAATGAAATCATCAGATACTGGTGTATTTTGTAGTTGATATAGTTTTACAGTCCTACCAACTCCAGTTGGTTGGGCTATTGCATATATATTACCTGAGTATGCAATCGTACTACCAAAACCCACATTACCACTTATTATTTGTACTAGTTGGTATTCTTTTGCTAAACTATTGTATGTGTACCTGTATACTTTACCATCATCGGCATCACCTATTAAATAACCTAATTGTTCTCCCACTGCAACTGCGCTACCTAAAGACTGTGTAGTGTTTTTTACAATTTGATTTTGTAATTTATAATTTATATCTTTTCTATAAACCGCCCAACTACCTGAAGATGCTGTGTCTACCCATACTGTATTTTTTCTAAATTCAGCATCTAATAAAGGCAGAGTTTCTATGTCAGACACAGTAGATACTCTTTGTGATTGAAATCTTAAACCAATTCCTTGACCGGTTATTGTTTTGATAGAGGGATCTAAAGCTTTTGTAACCAGCACTCTGTATTGATCTATCACTACTGCAACTAGGTAGTAATCATCAATAACTGGATCAAAATTTACTATAGCAAAAGGTTCAAATTCTGAAAGAGTATGTGGCTTATTGAAAATAATAGTTAAACTATCATTTAAATTATTAATGATAGATATCACTTGCCCAATTGAATTGGGAGTAAAGATATCCCAGTTTTCTAAATAATTTGCTAACCAAGCATAATCTCTAACATAAAATTGTTGAATGGGTATAACAGTTCCGTTTTTATTAATTGCAGTAGACAGTTGTGCATAATAAAAAGCAGACATTTTTACGTCATTGTAATTTACATATCCTGCAGTAGGGAATAGTACAGATGGCTGCTCATTGGGAATAGTAGGTAAAATGTTTGGTGTAGATATTGGTCTACCGTAATTAAACAATGAATATAATGGTACTTCTTGTTGTACGCCTACATAATGTACTCCGTCGGTAAGTCCTACGATTGAAGGATTACCTGTCATGTACTTTTGATTTACTTTAAACTCTACAAAATTATCATTGAGGACCCCGCCAAATTCACCTGATTTTATTGACCAATTTTCAAAAACATCATAATTAATACCACCTTGCGGAAGTTGTGCTCCTTTAAAAGCACTAGTAGAGTTTAATGTTCCTTTATCTTTTATGATATTTTTATAGACATTAACCTGTGTTATATCTGACAAGTCTGCTAATGCCATGTAATCTCTGGGACGATATCCTATCAAACTAAATGATAAAAGATCTGCGTCAAGTTCCAAGTTTGCTTGATTCACATCATAATAAAGAGTGCTTTCATAACTGCTAGTGCTTGAATTAGGTAATAATCCTTTTTGAATTTCATCATAATCTGTTATTTTCCATTCATTCTCATTAAAAATTGAGTTAGGTTGTACTATTTTTTCAGAAATCCAATACTTATTTTTATATAATACTATTTCACCTTTGGTATATGTACGATTACCATTCCATTCTTCTATATTATTTTGATTATAGATAAACCCGGCTGCGTTTATGGTTCCGTTCCAACTTGCACTTTTAACTCCCTTTAGTAAAATACGATTCTGTCTCAATCCTGTAACTAAATTATATATTACATCACCGAATAAAGTTACATTATCAAATACTATTCCGTGTTCAAAATTACTTAAATTAAATTGACCATAAGAAATTACATCACCTTGATTTAATGCTTCTATATTAAATCTAGTATCTTGTCTATCAATACACAAATCTTTAATTTGTATAGGATATAAGTTTTGATTTAAAACAAAATTTTGTTGTTGTATAGTAAGAGGTTGGACTATATTGCTATCTTTATTAATTGTGAGATTTTTTGCAGCCGGATTAAGAGTGATCAGACTTCCTACTGTCCAACCTTGTTGACTCCAATATAAGAATTCTGCAATCATTTGATCCCAATTAATAGTAACATCTTGCTCTTGAGATAAAAATTCCATGCCTAGATATTCTAAATATGCACCGTAATCAGATATAAATTGCGCTACTTCTTGAATAGTGTAAAAAGTTGTATTATACGGGATGTTTTGCTCTATTGCAAAATGCTCATTAGTTATTTTTACAGATGCCTTTTCAATTGTAATGTTTTCATAATTACCTGAAAACTTTGGCTTCAATGTTTTAAAATACGCAAAATTTTGTGAGTTGCCGTATACTGTAAATCCTTTTTCTGCTTTTTGAACAACTAATCCAGAATATATTATTCTATTAAAAGGTTGATTGTCATATAATAATACACCAAAACTTTCGTCAGGTATTAACAAACTGGCATTGTTACTATTAGGTGAACCTTTCTCTACGTAAAATTTTAAACGAGTCTTATCGCTGAACCCTGCAAGTCTGTAAACTAATCTTACATCGATATTATTTAAATATTCAGTAAGTTGTACTGTAGCATCGATGCCTACTTGTTTTTGATAGTCAACTACCCAGTTAATAAAACTAGTTGACGGAACACCATTACCGTAAATTGATATATCTGATAGTTTTAAATGACTTCTATTATTAACAAGATATTGATTAAACTCTTCATTATATTTGTAATCATCTAAATTTGACGCTAGATTAAAAAACTTAGCAGGTTTGGTAAGTGCAAGTATTCTAATTAAATCGAAGGGGAACGTACTACTTCTTCTATAACTAAATTCTACTGGACTATTATCTCCTACTTTCCAGTCTTTTTGAAATAATTTTGAATTATAGTTTCCAACTACGGAATCTATAGGAGACAATAAATTACCGCCGTCATCCACTGGTATTATATCTAATAATCCAGGTCTTGCAAATAACGGATCTACGTAGGCATCTCCGTTATTCCAAATTAATCCGTCTTGTAAATCCGACCATAACACTAAGTTATCACTAGTATATGGTGCAGGTCCATATCTATCAGTCCACCAAGTAGGGATTGAAGTAAATCCTAACATTTCCCACGGAGTAGTGTTAGGTGTAGTAGTGTCAAAGTAATACTGATATACTCCTCTCCAATAACCTTGATTAATAACAGACTTGTCTATTGAATTTCCACTTTGGTTGTAATTATATGTAAAAGAATTCGCTACGTTATAAAATTGAGTTTTATAATTTAACCTATTTTGACCTATCCAATTTAAAAATTGTGGTGAATATATATTAATCCATTCCTCTGAAGAATATTCAGTCTGTCTAAAATACCCCTGAATTAATTCATATTCTTATATAGCAATCTCGGCAGAAATTTTTAAGTTATTAAATATCCTGAGTTCAAATTCTAGTAATACTTGATCTCTAAAATCTTCTAATTGTTGAGTTAATGAATTATACTCACCGTACAATTTGTTATATGATCCATCATGGCCTCTAATAAAATATGTAGGAGTATTGTAATTGATATCTAATATTACTTCAGGTTCATATGAAGGATATAAACCCAATTTTGAAGGAGTATTGGGCACATATGAACCATATGTTTGATTATATTCTTTAATAGTTATTATATCATTTGGTAATAATGATATAGTTACTGTCAATGACGGCGAGTCTGCGCTTATATTATAATCTACATTCTTTATAAGTTGAGTAACCGTAGTTATATTATTAGTAGTTCTAGTCAAATAAACTAAAACTCCATAATAATTAGCACTAGTAAAATCATACACACGTGTTAATGGGTATATTGATACTGCTAAACTGTTGGCAAAACTGTAGGAATTTACACTATAAGGAGATTTGCTAGGTAGCATATCTGACCAAAAGAATGATTGGTTTTCTGTTTTAGTAGAAGTAATCTGATCTAATGCATCATCTAGCATTTCACTTGCTGAATATCTACGTTCATAATCAGTGTTTTGTACAGTGAAGGTTAATAAATTCTTAAATTTAATATACTCTTTACTATTGAATTGCAATGCATTGAAAATATTAAATTTTGGTTCTCTCAAAAAGGCGCCCATCAACGGAAACGACGCGCTATTTTGAATGATCTTATCACCCCATGGTACCATGTTACCTAAATCTCTGAAATTATTGGATCCAAATACATTTCCGGTGGAGTTTGGATTATTAAAAAACATACTTTGATATTGTCCTCTAATATCCCCTATATCTACTATAGTTAAGTCATCATTTAACGGATTGTTATTTAAGTTAATAGGTATTTCATAATATCCTGTATTACTTACTTGATTACTTAAAATAAAAATTTGTATAACTGTTTCTGTTAGAGGTGTATTCGATAATGTAACTTCCGTCGTAGTTGGTCCTACTGTTACAGTATACTCAGTAGTCGATAATATTTGATTATTATTGAATACTTTTATGGTAGGCCAATTAGTTTCTGTACTACTAAGTTTAGATATATCACATACAAATGTAACATTTGGAATCAACGGGTCATAGTTAAAAGAAAATATTTGATATTGTATAGAGGGAGAAACTGCTGTTTGCCACCCTAATTGTCTGATATATTCTGTTCTGTTTTTATATTCAAAAACATACCCTGTATTAACTTTTTGTGTGATAGGTTTAATACCCTGAACATAATCAAAAGTGCTAGAATTTATAGACACATCAAAACTAATGTCGCCGATATTATCTACAGAACTATACCTAATAGGGAATCCCAAAATCTTGTCATCTAGGCCAGTTCCTAATCCATATGAAAATAACTTATTACCTATAAAGGATGTACCAAAGTATACAGTTTTATCACCAAAACTTATATTGTTTTCGTCAAACACATCGAATAAAGGTGCCTGATTCACATCTGTTTTCTGCTGACCATTTACCCAATCTATTCCATCATACCATAAATTAAGTCCGGCATTTTGATACCCCCGTAAAACAACTACTTGTTGGTCAGGTAATACATCGCCATCTTCTGCTTCGTATAAGGTGATTAATGCAGGGGATGATGATGAAACTTTAGAAATTCTGCTCACATAAATCTTATTTTTAGTATTCATGTCAGCTGAAAAAACTATTCTTGCACCATCAAATAGTGCATAATTATCTACAGTAGTGTCACTAGCAACAATTGATGAATTAGTTTGGGTCGTAAAATAGGTAGATAATATATCCCACCCTATTGTTACTGTAAGTGTACTTGTTCCTGAGATTTCTAAAACTTGAGAATTTCTAGGTAATACATTAGTAGAATCTGTTATGTATTGCCCTACTGATAGATTTCCCACGATAGCATCTGCATCGATAGACAAAGTAGTACTCTGTGGGTACCATGTAAATGCATAAGGACCTGTTATTAAAATATTAGGGATTACACTATTTCCGTTTTTAGAAGAAGATATCTTAAATTCAGTACTAGATACAATTTCTGAGATATAATACGGTGCACCTGCTGTGATGCCGGATGTGGGAGTTATATCATCAAAAACTATTAGATCATTAAGTCTAAATCCAGTCGTGTCATACCCGGTATCCGTGTCAAATATACCAGTAGTATTATTTCCTGATATTATTTGTCTATATGCAATGTAATTAACACTAGAAATAGTTCCGGTATATTCAGAATATACCTCTATATCTGGATAATAATTTTGCTGACCGGATACGTAAGTAAATGCATCAGTAGTCCGTATATCAACAAAATCTACTGATGATTTACCTTGCACTCCATTATCGAACAATTTTAAATTTGGATAAAATTCAATAATAGGTCTTTTTGCTTTATTATCTAAACCAGTGTATACGGTGACTAGTTGAGGATTATTGTTATATAGTGCAGTCGCATTAATAACATCAATATGGAACCATCTATTTCCTCTAGACCATGCATTTTTATCAATTGAATTTCTAGCAATAGTAATGTACTCAGGAATTGTAGGTATATATGAATTACCTTCCCATGCTGTACTGTCCCATGGCATAGTATCCCATGCTACATAACTAGTAGATGTATATTTTTCTGGAGTAACAAAATCAGTAGTAGGAATCAATTCTATTGCTGTTCCTACCCCTTCTACATAGTATTCTCCATTTAGATAACTACTAGGTACAACATCACCTTGAAAATTGACTTTAAGGCCATTAGTAAATACAACCCCATTGGTAGAAGTAAACTGATCTTTACCTAATATATCTAAATCAACATCTAGTGAATTGGTTAGATTGTTTTCTATTAGTCTTATTTTACCAACCTTAGATGCACTAGATCCATCTTGATAATATAATGTGTCTAGTTGAGCACTTAAATAAGGTATTATATTAATATAACCTAAACTGTTTCTATAAAAACTTCTTGAAATGTACTCTAAACCATATACCGCTGTTATTTTTTGACTTGTTGGTATGGTAGAATGTTCAGTCAATCGTATAACTGGATCAGAAGGATCACCGACGTATGTTATTTTATAAAAGTAATCGTTTACATTAGTATAGTATCCTTGTTCGTATTCACCTTGATTTATGACGCCGGTTGTCAAACCAGTATCAGTTATTAACTGATATGTGCTATCTAATGTAGCAGTGCCAGTGCCAATGCCTGAGCCAGTTGCAGTAAAAATTAAACCTACTGTATTGCTAGCAGCACCTATTAAAGTAAAATCAGTTGTCCCCAAAGAAACAATTTTGTATTGTCTTCCTGATTCAATTTCTGAAGAAACAACAGGATTATAAAAATCTAATTCAGATGATATAATAAATGTTGTAGGTCCTGTTATTTCTTTGATGTAAAATATAGTGTATGGGGATCCACCTGAATATATGGTTAAGTTTCCAACAGGAGCACCTGTAAAAATAATTGTATTATTTACTGATAAGTTTGCAGTACTATTACACGTAATTTCATTGGTTACTGCATTGGTGTCAGTAATTGAAACTGTTAAAAGATTTGTTATATCGTTATTATAATCATATGAAGTGTAATCAAAAAAGTTAGATATATATCCTATTTCTGAAGGCACACCTGTATTATAAAACATTACAGTAAGCCCATTCAATAGAGTTACGTTGTCTACTCCATTAATTAAATCAGAGACTCTAGAACCATTTAATTGATTAAATGGTATATTGCTAATAACGTCAACTAAATTATTTCCTGGAAAATCATATTCTGACTGAGCATCTTTTTGCGGAACAGTGAATGTTACTATCCCTTGGTCAATTCCATTGTTAGTTACTCCTAGAATGTCTCTAGTCTGCATATTGGGTTGTGCAACGCTAAATCCAGTTGTACCAGGTTCCCCTTGTATCCAAAATGCAGTAGATTGATTTACGTGAAAAGTATATGTTCCGCCACGAAGGAAAGTTAAAGTAGGATTGACCGACCCTACAGATTCATCTACTGAAGTGACAGTATATGTAGTGGGATTGTCAGTTATAGTATAATCATTGGAATAATAAACGATATCGTTAGTGACCACTACACTAGCCGGACCTTCTGGAAGCCAATAATATTGATTATAGTTTATTACCTTATCTAAATTAGTGAAACTATCCCATGAATAAAATTGACTATTAAATAACCTATTATTATTCTCAACGATACCACCTTCTAATTTCAGTGCATCCAATACGCCAGGATATGTAATGAAATCTTTTGCGGTATTTTCATTTGATTTTTTAAATATTATACTTGGGTCTAATTGATATTCTGTCCTAGTTTTAGTAGGCTCAGTGACATAATAATCCTTAGCATTTATTCCATAACCAACTTTGCTACCTATATAACCTTGAATTTTCTTTATTTCAGGTTGCGCTACCACTTGATCTAACGTAGCAGCCAAAAATTGAGCGTTAGTTTTTGTTTTGAATACTTCTGGTAAAAAATCTAAAGTTCTTATTCTTGCGGACATATTATCTCACTTATGCAATTTGTAATTCAGTTGGAGTTAGTGCTGCTATCACTAATATATCATTAGCCGTTGCTGCATTGGCAAAAATTTCATAGGGAGCAGATTTTATTTCATACAAGTCTCCAAATCTCATAGTAGGATCGTTTGGAACTAATACTACTGAACTTATTAATTCACCCAATTGCTCATGTAAAAAAGCACTTAGTTCTGAAAAATAGAAAGTGTCTCCAAAACTCCAATTATTAATATTAAAATAATTATTCATGGTAGTTAACACTGATGTTCTGATTTCACTATCGCTTGCTTTAGTATTAGCATTTTTAATTACTTTTATAGTTGCTCTAAGGTTGGGACTTGCTTTGGGTCCAAACAAAGGTTTGAATATTACACTGTTTAATACAACGCTATCACTTAACATCTTATAATTATTTAGTTTACTGTATGAATCGGTTAATTCATTAATTGTGGGTCTACTTGGCATAGGTATAGTATTAGTACTGTCTTGAATATAATTTTGATATGCAGTATAATAACTTTGAGTGACTACATACAAATCAATAATATTAGTTGTAGCAGGATCGATTCTGGTAGTATTGCCACTATTATGTCTATATTGATACTGTAATCCTTGTCTTCCTGATCTAATATAATATTGCGGTTGTTCTACTAATACATAAAAGGGCGTATTTACTGTTTGATCTTGTACTGTTTTGTAAAATTTATTGTCGCCGTATGCATAAAATAATCTTCCTAATGGATAATCATATTTCACTACTTCAATGTCTGTTTTAGTTTGATACTGAGTAATATCCGCTGAAGGTACAATTTGTGCCCTTGACAAACTTATTGCATCTTCTACTATTTCAAAAAATACATATATACCTGTATTAGACCCTGTGATGTTGTATCCAGTAACTTCTGAAAAGAAATTTGGATTTACCGTTAATCCTCTATTATTGATGTCATTACTAGCCACTTCTATTTCAAAATCATTTATATATCCATCACTTTCAACAGTTTGCCCTACTACATTTACTGTAATATTTTTAGATAAAGGATAATTGCTATTGGGCTGTGTATTGGTAGATAAAATCTTAACAAAATCCTGTAATATTTTCCCACTAAGTGGGTCGTATACTAATTGATTTCTATCAAAACTAAACCTAGTATCTTTTACACTACCAAAATAGTAACGTAATGATCTATAAGTTATAGTATATCTACTATTTGATAAACTCTCAAATTTTATAAACCAATTATTATCATCAAATGATTGAATACTCCATCTATCTTGTAAAATAGATAATGAATTGTTAAACACTAGACTAAAGTCTTGCTGTAATTCCATTCTGATTATACATTCTTGCACAATTTCATTTGACAATGAATTATCAAAACTAGGTAATACAGTAGTGATGATACATCCATTTGGTACATAGCCATTTAGAGTTACCGGGCCTGTTCCGTTAGTAAAGTTACCTTCACCATTATTATAGCCATCGCCTATTATAGATAATGCAGTAGTCCATATATATGTTTGATTACTAGGTCCGGGTATTCCTGCCACTAGTCTATTATTTTCATCAAAATAATAACCGACCGGGGCGATTATTTTTATAAGAGACCCATTAGTTATATATTTGGCATTCAAAGAAGAATACGAACCAATTGGGATGGGGTACTCGGTATTATCTATAATATTATAGAAGTATCCAGTTATTGAATTTGTATCTACAGTACTGGTTCTCCAGTACACAGTTCCATCTCCTGATGCAGAGTTTATATTATACGAAGAGAAATTTTGTGTATAATATTGAACTACTCTAGTACTAGATAATGCACTACCCACAGTATCTGTCAAAAATGTTATTATATTTCCGATCGTATTGATGGTTAATGCCAAATATCCGTTATCGGTGTTTTGCCATAATGCTCCGTCGGTTGCTAGGCTATCTAAACTAGAATACTTTCCAGTAGGATCAAGTATATCTAAATTTTTACTAACACCTATACTTGATCTATTGATTGCTTTAGATTTTATTATAGAACTGTACAATGTATATGGAAAATTATTATAATCTTCACCGTTAACCATTCTATTTTGAGTATAATATCTAGTGGGTGCTCGCTGTTTTATTTGTGCTAAAGGCTCTCTAGATTGAGCATTAGATACAGGTAATTGTAAACTTAAACCTAATGTTAATGTTTCAGTTTTACCTAGTCTATTGAGATAAGTAAAGACAACATTAACACCTTGCATTTCAGAAGGATCAATAGTATATGTAAGTGCATTGCCGGCTCTTACATATGCTCTAAAGGTACCTACTGGTATTTGACTGAATACTCCATCGCCAAAAATGTAACTAACTTGATCATTAAATCTAGAGTTTACAGAGAATATAGTTTTATTAGATGTTTCTGTTTGTAGATATGCATTTGCATATATATTTTCTACTTTAGTCCATAAAGTTCTAAGACCATTATTCTGATTTAATTGATACAACCATGTATCTTCATTATTCACGCCCTCTATATCTATATTAATAACCTGATTAGATATCTGTTGTTCTAATGTAAAATCAACATTTTGCAATGAACCTTGTTTGAAATATAAAAAGAATCCTGTATTTGGACTTCCAAAACCTAATTTATCATTTCTATATAATATATTGAATCTTCCACTTGGTGCAGGTGGTAATTCGTAAATGCTATCTGAATCGACACTACTAACACTAACCAATTCAAATCCCATATTAATATTGTCAACTGAGGTATTAAATGGTATTATAGGTAATGCACTAGAAGGAATCCTGAGTGAATATTCACTAGTAGTAACTCCTAAAATTTCTGAGACATTGGCAGGTCTTCCTATTTTTTGTGCGTCAATTAATGCAGCATTAATAATAGTATTAAATTGTTCTTGCCAATTTGGATTTGCAGGATCATTCCATAATATAGGAAGATTACTTAAATTGATACCATTCAAATCTGTAATATTTTGTGTAGTTTGTATACTGACTACCTTAATATAACCTTGACCTGCCAAATTTCTTTTGGGAGTGTAACTTACTAAATTTGCTAATTTTATAACACTATCTCGTCTTTCAGCAGTATCGATAAAGTTTTCTCTAGCATTGAGGTCGTTTCTAAAAGCCAAACCTTGCCCCATGAATGCTATAACATCCAACAAAGCAATAAATTCGCTGGATTCTATATAATCATTATATGTTTCAGGATAGTAAGATCGTAAGTAATCTATGAAACTTTTACGTAAAGTCTCATAATCATAACTTCTAAAATCGGCTTCTCTAAACGTTTGGTATATAGCCTGCCAATCGTTTACTCCAAATAATGCTGATTGTCGTGAACTTGTCGCCATAGGTTTATATCTCTTTTAAGTATTTATCATACTTAAAAATGGTACTTTTTTAGAATTATTGTATATACGCGCTATTTGTGCGCTGATCAACGAATAAATTTAATAATCTTGCTTGATTGAATGGTGATACTGATATCTCTATTTCTAATAGGATACCATTCTCTAAGGTAAATGCTTTTAATTCATTCACATTCAATCTAGAATCTAAACTTGCTACTCGTTTTATTTCGGTTTCTAATTTAAATTGATTATCAGCAGTATTAGGCTCAAAAACAAATGAATACAGTGTTGTGCCATAAGACGGTTGACCTACTTTTTGCCCTTGAGGGATATTTAAGGCATTAATGAAATCGCGTATTACCACGGCTTCATCAGTAAGTCTGAATTTTTTGCCAGGATTCACACCTTGTAGTAATGAGCCCACGCCACCGTTATTGCCGGTAGGTAGATTAGTTGTCTTGGGTTGACATGCATTTATAGTGCTAAATCCTATATATTGTGGCATATATTTATTTATTCTGTTCCATTAGTATCATCATTGATCAAATTACTAATTGCATCCAATGCTTGTAAGTATTGATCTACTGATTCTGTCCATTGTGTTTTTGCTTCGTTTATCGAAGGATCGCCCGGTGGCAAAGATTGTTCTAAGTTATAATAGTTTTCTCGTAACTCATCTATATCTGTCTGCAAACTATCCAGTTCCGATAACAAATTACCAACCTCTTCATTTTTTTGTAATATTGATTCTAACTCAGCAGCCGAGTCTTTATCTAAATCACCAAATACCGGTTTTGGTACCCTACTATCCTCTATCACCGCATTTACTTGTGAATTTATTGCTAGTACATCATTAGTATCTATTGCGGCTGTCGCAATTTTAAGAGCATTTGCACCGCCAAAACCAATTGAAGATAAAGTAGAACTTAATGCCCCGGATGCAGCAGAAGATAGACCTCCCAAAGTCATACCTGCTAAGCCTTGAATTCCTGACTGTATTGATGATGATACTCCGCTGGCAGCTGACGCAAATCCACCTGCTAAATTATTGACGCCTGTCGCCAATCCCGCAATCATCGGAGTAGAAGGAGTAGTACCGCTTGTAATGCCACCTAAAGTATTTTTCATAACTTTTGGAAAAGCCACTTGATTGATAGCAGACGTTACTGCACCGGAAATCACACTTCCTAGTGCAGGATTTTTTGGTATTCCTATAGAACCTAATGAAGCATTTACTAATGATCCTACACTAAGTGATCCGCCGGGTATTTTAAACAGTCCGGTGCTTTTACTATTACCACTCACAGCCTTAGATATATTATTCACCGAACTAAGTATGCTTCCAGCCGCTCCTAGTGTTTGATTTATATCTTTACTAGATGACAGAGCATTTACTGCCGAAAGTATTTTTGATGAGTTTGTAGTGACTTTACTTAGAGATAGTGCTGTTTTAGCAATGCCGGTATTTCCCAATATTGAACCTGTTCGGCCTGCTGCACCTAAAATACTTGTTATGCCACCTAATGTTTGTCTAGGATCAGAGGCTAGTGAGATGGCAGATAACCCTTTGTTTATTGTAGACAAATTATTAGTTATTGCACCTGCTTTTGATATCGACTTAGTTAGTGAACTTGCTGTTTTTGCAAGAGAACTATTTCCAGTAATGGCACCTATTTTACCTATACTACCTACTATATTGCTAACACTAGACAATTGTTGAGTGAAGGAGCCTTTTCCGCTTGCTAATTGAGATAAAGAATTTAATCCTCCTGTTAGTGCATTAGTTGTAGCACCTACTTTTCCACCTAATATTTGACCAGTTTTACTAATTAATCCTGCCGCTGCCTTTAAAGGATCAGTTGTATTAGGTTTGCTTAATGTTCCTAATGATGCTGCTACTGTAGCAAATGCTGCTGCTACTGCGCCTTTTTGTTGTAACTTAACACCTCCTATTAAGCCTGCAACAGGTAGAATAGTATTAATTATTGGGGCCAGACCACCTATACTACTTTGTGCTGCATTCGCAGCAAAATTTCCTGCGTTCATTGCAGTTAACGTAGGGTTCTGAGACCCCACGGAACTTAAACCTAATCCTTTTGCTATATTAGACCCTACATTTTTTACAGCATTGACAGTATCATTAATACCTGACGTTACTCCTGCCATTACTAATCCTGCAATTGCAGTAGGAGATTCTTTGCCTGTTAATACACCTACATTAGTAAGACTAGTTTGTGCTTTTTGTAAATTAGTAGTCACACTTTCAATTTGTGCAGAAGCACTGTTCATGAATCCAGTGATATTCGTTATGCCTGCTTGTCCAGTAAATATATTTTGAGGGAACGCTTGAGTTAAAGAGGTACCCTTTTCTACTAAAGCATTAACCATTGAAGATGAGCCTGGCTTAAGAATGCCGGCTGATTCTAATTGTGCAGGTGTTTGTGCAAATTTACCCACTACTGCTTGTATTCCATTTGTTGTGGGTATTGATCCTATTCCAGCCGCGGCAGCGGCCGCTGCCGGACCAGTCGCTACATTAGTTGCCATAGCACCTACTATTGCACCGGTAGTTTGTGGGTTTATGCTACTACTTACTGAAGGCATAGCCGGCACAGTTGATAATGCGGCCGAAGATAAAGTTGATACGGGCGGAGTAGATGCCGATACATTATTAACCTTTGCTACTTCGGAAGAAGGTGCTGATGCTAATGCACTATCTGAATTAGAATTAGTTTGAATATTGACACCTTGATTCGCGTTTATCCACGGTGCATGAGCAGGAGTTCTAGTAGTTATACTTTGTAATGCTCCGGGAGCTGCTAAAAATCCTTTAACACTATCAAATAAGGTATCTGTATGAACGATTTCTGGTATAGGTGCTACTTCATCTGGTACTGGACCTTCACCGGTATTTAAATTGATTCTACTACCATTAATAAAGGTTGTGTTCGTACTAAGAAATGATGCGGCACCGCCAGACGCTAGAGACATTACATCTCCTACTTTTAAATGATATTTACCTGTAGTTTGTACCTTGTAATCAGTTCCTATCTTACAACTAGTGCTTTTTTCAGATTCAAGATATATATCTTCTGCTTTTAAATTTAACTTCTTTTTAGCATGAATGTTTATATTATTGTCGGCATGTAAATTAATATCACCCTGTGTTCTTACATTAAAACTATTAGTGCAGAACATATCAATGGTACCTTCTTTTCCTAACTCAACCCAAGACTGACCATTGCTATGTATTATAAAAATA